GATTGTCGCTTGATTCATGTACTGGACAAACTGAATAAATATTATCTCCAGCTATCTCATATTCCATGCCCAGCTTATCAAAAATCTCAGTAGCTTTACTGTTCAGTATTTGTTTCGTCTTTTGTAAGTCCATCTTTGATATTATTTAAGTTATTTGAATCAATAAGCCCAGTGTCACCAATAGGCTGGTTTTTAAATTCATTTCTAGTTCTAAGTTCTTTCAATTTCGCATAGGATCCGTGCATTATCATATTGATATAATCGCCATCATCTAATCCGGCGCCATGTCTTGCAACTATTGGTACTAATTTTCTATTGCCAGCATTTGGCCCGTCTTCTGCTAATTCTTCTGGAGACTTAATTTTAAATATAGAAAATGATGTACACAACCATATGAGCCTATCTGAACCTGATACAGCATCAGTGCTTTCTTTAGTGATTCCATCACGATTTAATTGAACAAACGAAAGACATGGTACATCTAACTGAACACACAAATTGTGTAAAGATGTAATTTGAAAACCAAGCGCTTGATATTCTTGTATATTATTAGTAATAGAATTAGAAGACATTAATTTTAAATAATCATAAATCACCAAACAGTCGTTGGTATTTCCTCTGTCATTGGTTTTTACTTCTTGCATAATCCACCGTTTGATGATATTAAGAATTTGTTCAAATGGCTTGCCAGCAACGCTAATATAGCTATAAGGAATAGACTCTAGTTTTGTCATCGCCTCTTTGACTTTATAATATTTATCCTCATCGTCGGCAAATTTTCCGGTAGCAATTTCATTTATTGGTATACCGCTTATATTAGCAATTAATCTATTTAAATGATCTTCTTTGCTCATTTCAGTGTCTAGCATTAATACTGGTATTTTTCTGCTAGCAACATTAAGTGCAACATTATCGCCAAATACGCTTTTACCAACCTTGGGTCTAGCGGCTATTAAATCTACACATTTTCTTCGCAGACCTCCACCTATAGATTCATCATACTTTTGAAATCCGGTGGGAATACCAATGATATCGCACTTATTATTCTCTAAAAAGTCAACATACTGTTTGATATCTTTACCAATTTGTTCTGGATTTTCTCCACCATCATCTTCTCTTAAAAAATCAGTAACAGGATTTTCCAGTATTTGAATAATATCATTTATACTTTCCGAACCAGTGACTTCATCAATGTCTTTATGTATTTTAGCAGTTAATTTTTTGATCCTTCTAGCAAACTCAAACTTTTTAACCTGTAATGCAAAACTAAATATATTTTCTTTACTAATTGGAAAATCTAATAAAGACTTAATATATTTTAATTCTTGTGGAGTGTTGATTGCATCAGAAAGATTTAATTGAGCCGATGCCGATAAAATAGCAGGAATATCAACTGCTTGATTATTCTGAAATACTTTCTCTACGCACTTGAATAAAACTTGATTATTAGTATGACCAAAAGATTCTGGAGATATAATATCGGATATGGCAACATAGCCCTCAATGCCATGCTGCAACAAGCCTGCTAATACTGCCCTTTCCGAACCTACATCGGTCAGTTTAGTTTCCATGTTTACTTTCCTGTGCATCTGCTACAACGATGATACTCTCCATAAATATACTTTGGATCTGTTTTAAATGGTCGCCCACATACACTGCATTCTACTTCTATTTTTTTCTGAGGTTCTCTTTTTCTTGGTGTTGGTTCATAGTTAGGAGTTTCAATATGTCTATCCTCTCCTTCGTCATGCCACTGATTTTTTCTTGCTCTCACGGGTTCTCTTCTCCTACTTGGTGATGATTCTGCCTTAGTTACTCTAAAATTTTCATCCACAGTGACAGACTTTTGTGGATGCTTTGTACCTGTTTCATTTTTAATTTGATTTTCTTCTGAAGCTAATAATTTTAATAGCTGCTTCTTTTGTTCTTCTGATAAAGAAGACAAAAATCCATCAAGGTTGTTCATGATCTTTTTCCTTTCTCTAGTAAAATATCGGCTTTTCTTTTTAATTCAAATACTTTACCCTCTAGTGCATGTATTCTACCTTCCGCTGTTTGTCTCATATTTTCTAAAGAAGCTGCATATGAATTATTTTGTGCTAATATATATTTTTTTGATTCATGCTTAGTATATTGACCAAATTCATCAGAATAACGTACTATCATTTTCTCTATTTCATCATGACACCACGCTAAAGCAATTTTATTTTTATTAATTTCATCTTGTACGTGAGTAGCATAACTATATAGTAAATATGCCGCATCAAATAACTCAGACTGCGTTAATTTTCTTAATTGTTCAGAATTCATATCTGCTACAATTAAATATTCTTCTTTGAAATTTACATGCTTAGTATTGGTAATATTAATATATTCATTGATCTGATTTAAATATTCTGATATTTTTTCAGACGCTTTTAATTCTTTGTCGCCACTCATCATCACTTTCTGTATACTTAAGAGTAATTAGTGTTATGCCATTTAGTTCGCACCAAGTTATTTTATCTTCATCCCTAGCTTTTCCCTTTAAAAATTCTGCTTTGCTTCTATGAAAAAATGGACAGAATTCATAATGCTGCTGACCATGAACCTCAATAGCTAGTTTAAGCGAAGGAATATAAAAGTCAAGATACAAAACAGATTTTCTGTGTAGTTCTGTGCTTCCCGGTAATTTTACTTCTTCTAATATTCTATAACTATTGAATAGTTCTTTTAATACTTTTCTGGCTCTAGTATGAAATTTTGATCTTTTGCGTTTGTCATCGTTAAAAACATCATATCCAGTAAGATTCCATACATATTCTTTACCGTTAATGCCAGTAACTTTCATTAGTTTTTTCTCTCTTTAAATAAAACGCATCTCCCCAATTTCCACCGTCCATAGATGTTTCTAGTCTTATAAACCCAAAAGGATATAAGAAATTATCTATATCTGTCATTTGAGCACAATGTTTATATAAACTTTCTATATTTACTTCACATATTATGTAATCTATATTTTTTAAAGTGTTAATACCACCTTTTAATACTTCTAATTCATATCCCTGCACATCCATATTGATCATATTAAATCCAGAAGTATCAAATGAATCTAATGTTTTTATTTGAACTTCTTCTTTACTTGGAAATTGTATATGTGGATATTGCTTTAAGTGTATATCTGGCTCTAATATTGAGCTTGATTGACCCAAATTAGCTGTTTCTATATGCATAGTAGCTATTCCAGAATAATTGCCTAATGCAATATTTACGCACAAATGTTCTGGAACATTACGAATTAATTCATTAAAATTGTTCTTTACAGGCTCAAAAAATAATAATTTATTTATATTTAAAGTTTTATACAATTTATACTCTTCACCAAAATGAGCGCCAATATGTAAAACTCCAGAAATATTAAGTGAGTATTTTTGTATCAGGCTAAATAAATTTAGTAGCATAATTATTCCTTATTTAAATCTTTAATATTGCTATATATAAAATCCGCAAGCTCAGAGTTAGCATTTAAGAATTCTGCTAAATTGTTAGAGCCTTGAAATTTAAAGAATTTTTCTATGTCTTCTAGATTATTGGATATATTATTGTTCTCTGATAAAGACTTGACAGATGGATGTTCTAAATTTTCTACGGCACATGATATTGTATACCAAGCACCACTTGTTTTAATTAGCCTAAACTCACAAGCTATTTGAACTATTTCTTGGACCTCATCTATACCAATTCCATATCTTATCCAGCTTTCTGCTGTACTATTTGGTCTTCCGCCCGCATTAGATGTTTTAATAGACCAATTTGCAATTTGTCCAACATGCCGACCAGTATCTTTGGGTACTTGCCATTTTCCTCTATGTGTAATAATCATATTTGTTCCAGCTTGATATTGCAACATGTTTCCACAATCTGCCATCTTTTGTGGTGCGTATGGAGAACCTCCAGTATTAGCAATATTGTGTGTGATACATATTAGAATAGTCTTGTTCTTCATAAGGGTGCCGCTGATTCTTTTGAAGAACATTGACAATAGCCTTGGTAGTGCATTTCTAACGCCAGTACGAACCTCTCCCTCTAATTCACACGCTGGAACCATATTGGATAATGAATCCGCTATGATTAAAGAACCGGGATCGTTATTAATATAAAACTCTATGATGTTGAGGAAATCTTCCGCAGATAATACTCTTTCGTCGGTCGATTCTACAATAAGAATATTGTCTGGCTGTAAGCCCTTAATACCATCAAAATTTTGCTTAGATAGTCTACCCTCAGTATTTACATAGATAACACGCTTTCCAAGCTGTTGACATTTTGATGCAAAATGTAAGGCAGTAGTAGTTTTTCCACTCTTAGGATCGCCCGTCATAACAACTACTGATCCTTCACGTAGTCCACCACCTAGAGCAATATCTAATGCTGGAGATACTCCAATGACCGATAAACTATTAATGTTGTCTAGCACTTCTGTTCCACTGCGAACAACATCTCCGTATTTGCTAACAATAGAACTGCTTACGCTATCTTCTG